AGAGCACCACCCAGAGACAGGAAGACTAAAGATATATGGTAATGATAGTCATGTAGCCGAAGGACTAATAAGAGCCGCACAAATAAGTAAAGAAAAAAGCTTAAATATGTGGATACGCTAAGATAAAACATGGGAAAAGTTAAGATTAAGGAAAAGGAATATAATTTAACAGAATTTGAAGAAGCTTTAATACTTGAACTTAGAGGTATTAAACTGGCACTAAAAAAGAATGGCTGATACAGGAATATTTGCAACAACAGCAGAAGTAATGAGAAAAGCAGGTGATGGAGCTAGTACAACCTCTAATACAGAAGCTTATATTAATGACTTCATAACTCAGGCGGAATCTGAAATTAATGTAGCAACTAGGTTTAATTGGAGTGATGCATACTCTGGACTTAATGCAGATGTAAAAGGAATTCTAAAACAAGCAGCTAGTAATTTAGCGGCTATTTATGTTATTCAATATGATATGAGTGGATTTACAAACAGAGCAGAAGCAGAAAACATGGTCAATATTTTACGTGATGGTTATTTAAGAAACCTAGCAATCCTTAGAGATATAAAAGCACAGGACTTTATGAATGGCGCATGACTTTAAAAGATTCCCAGAATTAACAAATAGCCAATTAGATATTTATTATTTCGAAAGTCCTCACAAACAAATATTTGAAGATTTTAGGTGTGAAGTAATAAAGGTTCATGATGGAGATACTATTACTGTTAGATGGTTTGAAAGAGACTTTGACTTTCCAATAAGATTATTAGGTATTGATGCCCCAGAATTAAGCGAAGAAAAAGGAGCTGAAAGTAAGTACTGGTTAGAATCATTAATACTAAATAAAAAAGTAGATATAGAAATAGACCCAAAAAATAGAGTAGAAAAATACGGAAGATTATTAGGAAATATAATATTTAATGGTATAAACTTAGGTGAAGAAGAAGTAAACTTAGGTAAAGCAAAACCTTTCGCTCAAAGAACAGAAGGAAAAATACCAGAATTAAATAAAGAGTTAAGGATATCACAATGGCTGACTTAATAAATAATCCAAGTAATGTAAATGCAAATTATAACTTTGAAGATATAGCCGCAGGTTTTGGAGAGATAACTTATTATTTGTTTTCGTGGGATGATGATGGAACTATTAAATATGGATTAACAAAAGATATCATTGATTCTGCAGATCCAGCAGAAAAACGAAGTTCTGCCGGAGATTTAGATTTTGATAGTCCAACTTTTAGACTTCCAAAAATATTACAGGGAACTGCTACATTTACTTTTATGGGAGCTAATCAAGATCAAGGAGGTGGAGGGAACCCTTTTAAACCAATAATAAAAGTAATGCATTGGGATGGTACTACTGAAACTCAAATCGGCTCTGATATAAATGGAGGGGGATTAGGAGCTAGTGGTACTGCTGTTAAAAAATGGACTTTAAGAGCAAATTTACCAAGAACTAAATTTAGAAAAGGAGATTTATTAAGAATTAATGTTTCATGGGTAACAGTAACCCCAGACGAAGCAGAACTAGGATTCAGCCCTACAGATCAAGATGGAGATTTTTTAACACCTAGCTCAAATGCAGATCATACAACAATATTTAAAGCAATAATACCATTTAATATAGATATATAAAATGCCAGAAACAAATATAGAAAACACCGTAGTAACTGATTTAACTAATGCCATTACTGATTTTTCAGTAGATCAAGAGACTACAGACGCTCCAGGATATGAAGAAGACTTTACATATCAAAATGAGAACTGGTCTAAACAACTAGGATATTATAAAAAAATACCAGAGTTAAGAGCGTCTATAGACGCTATAGCAAATTGGACTGTGGGTAATGGTTACGAAGCAGATGAAATAACAACTTTAATTCTAGATAGAGTAAAGGGTAATGGTAAAGATATATTCAATACAATTTTAGAAAATCAAAGAAGGGTAGCAGAGATAGCAGGAGATAGTTTTGCAGAAATAATAACTAATGATGAAAATATTTTAATTAATCTAAAACCACTAGACCCAAGTACAATTAGAGTGCATTTCAATAGTAAAGGACAAATAAAAAAATATGTTCAAACTACTAAAGTAAAAGGAAAAAGCAAAGAGCATACATTCAAAGTAGGGGAAATATTTCACTTATCAAGAAATAGAACTGCGGACGAGGCTCATGGTATTAGTGTTGTTGATTCTGTAGAAGAAATAATATTAATGCGTAATGAAGCTATGACCGATTGGAAAAAAGTACTACATAGAAATGTAGTCCCATTAAGAATTATAGAGATAGATTCAGATGATAATACAAAGATAGCGAGTATGAAAGCTGATTATCAGGAAGCAATTAGTAAAGGAGAAGTACTAATAATACCAAAGGGTAATGTAGAGATTAAAGATGGGGGTATAGCTCCTAACGCAACACTAAATCCTTTACCATGGATAGAACAACTAAATTCATATTATTATCAGGCAGTAGGAGTACCAGACATCATAGTTGGAGGTAGTAGGGCGTTAACAGAGGCTAGCGCAAAGATAGCATTATTAGCTTACGAAAGAACTATTAGAGCCAATCAATTAGATGTAGAGGAGCAAGTATTATCTCAACTAAACTTAGAGATTAAATTACAATTCCCAGTGTCATTAATGAACGAATTATTATCAAGTGTACAACCACAAAAAGAACAGGCAGTAGAATCAAATGATTTAACAACGGAGGTAGAAGGTAGAAAATGACAAAAGAAACTGAAAAAGAAAAACGAGAACTAAACAAACCAATCATAGAAACCATAATAAATACTACAGCGTTGACTATGACAGGGTTTGCAGTACAGCAAATAATTACGAATAATCAAAATATTGTTTATGCATATCTAGCTTTGTTTATTGGTATGGGCTTAGAATTTATTAAATATTGGGGTAGAAAACGAGAGTTTTGGTAAATGAATGGCAAAGATAGGTAGATCAGAATTTTTAAAGAGAAGACAGCAGCAGATAGATAGCGGTATAATAAATCCATCAACTAATGCTCCATCTTATGCTCCACCTTCTAATCCTCTAATACCAGGCTCTCAAATAGAAGATCAATTAGGAGGAAATATACCTGGAGTTGAGCCTAATTTCGGAGCTAATGTACCTTTTAATAATCAATCTAGGGCATCTCCAGAAGATTTACTACAGCAAAGTCTATTACCTCAACAGTCTACACCCCCACCTAATAATTTTACTCCCTTATCCAATAATGTTAACCTTTCAGTAGAACAATCAAGAGCAAGCCAATTTCAAAACAATTTACCTTTTGAAGAAAGATTACTTAATTTAGGTAACGAAGCAGCGCAGGGATTAGGTTTACCAGACCCAAACCAAAATAATCCTAATGCAGTATTTGATGAGTATGGTAACGTAATAGGATTTAAAGATACAGGACAGGGTATACCGCCAGGTTTAGCTTTAGGAGGGGTAGGTTTAGCAGAAGGAGCTTTAGCAGCCTCAGCGAGACAAGCTCAATTAGTTTTTGCAAAGGTAGAAGCACAGTTCATAGATGATTTTACTAGATTATTTAATCAAAAATTATTACCAGCTCCATCTGGTGGGAGAATATTTATAGGGAGTAAATTTAAAGTTCCTGAAATTAAAGAAATATATAAAATAAAACCAGAAGTTTTTACGCCAAGTAGTGGAAATGTAGAACAAAATACAAAGACGGCTAGAATAGTAAATAACTATATATATAACGAATATACAAAAAGTGGAAGACCCATAAGTAAATTTGGGAAATTTATAATAGCAGGGATAGGATTTAATGGTTTAGGAGAATGGGCTAGATTAGATAATGTTGGGACTGGAGTAGAAATTACTTATAATAAAGTATTACAGAGAGGATCTGTAGAAGAAATAGAAGCAGCTAAAAAAGTAAGAGATGATATTTATAATGAGCCTTTATGGAGTGCTATTGGAAGATTCTTACCTTTTGTAGGGGGAGTTACTGGATTTATACAGGGATATAAAGCACTTAAATTTCAAATAAGTGTTAATGATATGATAACAGAAGATATTATTAATGGAATTCCTTTAACAGAAGAAACCACAGCTAAAAAAGAATCTGATTTATTTAAAGAAGATACATTATGGTTTCATGAAGAACAAGAAAAAGCAAGAGAAAGGGAAAGACAAGCAGAAATTGAAGGTAGAAATGAAGACGCAGCTTTCTGGAGAAAAGAAAGACAAAAGAAAATTGAAGATGAAAGAAGGGCAAGAATTGAATCTGCAGAGTTTTGGCTAGCATACAGAAAGAAAGTAGCTGAGATGGAATCAGATAATTCACCTAGTAAATTAGCTTTCGGATTATTATAAGGTTTTGATGAAACTTTTCCTAAAAGTTTCGGAGGTATTGAAATGGAAGAAGATGTTAAACAACAAAAAGAAGTTATATCAGGTTCTCAGAACATGATTGATCAGGCAAGAGAGCAAGCTAATAGAATAGAAGCAGCTAATAAACGTCAAGAAGAACTAATTAAGAGACAAGAAGAAATATTAATAAGAGCTCAATTTGGTGGTAGGGCAGAGGCTGGAAGTAAAGACGAAACTCCTAAAGAAGAAACCCCAGCAGAGTATAAAGAAAAAGTTATGAAGGGGGAACTATGAGTAGAGAAGTTAAAATTAATAAGGAGCTAGTAGCAAAGATTGGTACAGAAGAAGAGAAAGCATGGTCAGATATTAAGAAAGACGCAACAGAAAAGAACAAAGAGTTAACTAGAGTTATACAAATCAATGAGCAAATAATTAAATATGCAGATACTAAAATTAAAGAAGAAAAAGGAAAAGTTTAAATACATATTAAATAAGGAGAGGCTATGGCATTAGAAGCAACATTAGTTTTTGAAACCGGTTTACCAATTCCTATGCAATGTGCAAACGGTACAGGAATAGAGAAAGGGGCTATATTAAAATTATCTGATCCTTTTACTGTAGCAACAGCAGACGGAGATACTGACGCTGTTGGAGGTATAGCAGCAGAGGAGAAGATAGCTAATGATGGTAAGACTACTATAGCAGTATATAGAGAAGGAATCTTTAAAGGTTTTGCAGGTGCTGCTGGAGTTATAGTTGGTATGGGTATTATTACTGATGTAAGTACAGGGGCAGCTAATGAATTAGTCGTAGCAGATGTTAACTCAGAACATTTAGTAGGGATTGCTTTAGAAACAGCAACAGATACAGAATCATTTTTATTTGAATTAAAACCTTTAGGGTTACAACTAGCATAAGCTTTTAGGAAAAGATTAATAGAAGATGGCAGATACAAGCGGACAAGCAGACATTAGAGGATTAGACGTAGATAAATTAGCAAAGGGATTTGCTGAAGAAGATTTAGTATTAAAGAATTTTTGTAATGTATCATCTACATCTGCAAGGGAAATCAGATGGTATCAGAAGACAGCAGGATTTATAACAGGAACTACAACTTCGGGAATGACCTCAGAGTTAATAGCTTTAGGTGCTAATAAAGCTATAGCTAGTGTAGCTGAGCAATCATGGACTAGAAATACAAGTTATGTAAGACAATATTTTGTAGAGTCTCCAACTATTTCAAATGCAGATATCAAAGATACAGATATAGATATCTTAGCTGCTAATATAAGAGATTTAACAAGATCAGTAAATAATCAAGTTGATAAAAGAATTTATGATGTTATAACTGATAATGTTTCTGGAACTCCTTTTGATGGGAGCACAGTTACTTCTAACGCTGCAACTGCAGACGGATGGGATGACACAGTTACAGGAGATCCTATTAAAGATTTGATGTTAGCTAAAACAACAATAAGATTACAAAGTTATAATCCAGAAGGAGCAATATTATATATTCATCCTACAGAACATTCTAATTTATTACAATATTTAATAAGTGTTAAAGGAAGTAGTATCCCTCAATTTTCTAGTCAAAAAGTAATGAGTGGAGTGGTTATGGAAATTCTAGGATTAAATGTAGCTGTGAGTGCTAACGCAACTACTGATTATGCTGTTGTATTTGTACCGAAAGTAGCGTGTACATGGAAACAATTTACTCCTATAACTGCAGTATCTATTAATGATCCAGGCATAGGAACTAAGATAAGAGTATGGGAAGAGGGAGAAGCAATCTTAACAGATCCTAATGCGGTCTGCGGAATAACTGATACGGTGGTATAAATATGACATTACAAACTTGTTATAAAAGGTTAGAAATTGCAAAAGCTTCAAATAATCAGAAACAGGTTAAATTATGGGAAGAAAGAATTAAAAGAAAAGAATCCAAATATAAAGAAACTGAAATTTATGATGTTCCTAAAAACTCCAATGGTAAGAAATCAAAGAGATGAAGGAAAAGGTAGTTATACAGTAACAAATCATTCTGTAGACAGAGCTTTAGATTGTAATGGAGATGATGATTTAGCAACTGCGGATGTTCTAGGATCATTAATTGCAGATCTAATTGAAGCTGGAATTATTAAAGGTAGTGTAAGTTAATTATTTAAATAAGTAAATTAAATTAATTCTATGGCAAATACATACAATCAAAAAGAACTTAAAACTAAATGGCCTATCACCTCAGGACTAATTGCTGGGAGTACTAAACAAAAAGGAAGAAGATCTACTCTCGTACCAGAACGTGGTAGTTTAGTTCCTAGTAGAAAGAAGATAGGTGTATAATATGGCTTACAACAAAACAAGTCATATTCTAAATAGATTAACAGGTAGAAATAAAGCCGTTAAACCTAAATTTGAAACAGAAACTAGAACACCTATAGGAACAGACTTATATCTACCTAATAACTCAGGAGTTAAGAGATCTCTTCAAGAGAAAGATCTAAGTTTTAATTGTCTGGAATTAACTGGAAGTGGAGGCTCTGAAATTAATAGCGATATAAATTTCAATGGAGATATTAAAGTAAATGATACTACAGCAGTATCTGGTTATTTCGATGATGGAGTTAACTTTAGAATAACAGTTGTCAAGGGCATTATAACAGCCATAGAGGATAGTTCTGGGGCGGGTCATTCTTAATATGCCTGAGCCATCTTTATCTAATAAAACGTATCTCTGGGAGTTTAAAGATAGTACTGGTTATGTTATAAACTCAGCTATAACATTCGAAGATAATGGAGAAGGAGCTAGATTAGGTTATACTGAGGCTTTATTAGGAGACATAGTAGAAGATTTAGATGATAATGATTTTAGTAATTGGTTTAGTGATGATACAGCAACACAAGATCTTTCATTAAAAAGATTTGGGGTAAGCTCTGCTAAATTTGAAAGCTCTGTTAATGATGATAGTCAACTCAATCTGGGTGGGGGAGTATCCTCAGGAACTGCTACCTCATATTTATTCTATGATAATGGAGCGTTAGGTACTACAAATAGGATAATCCAGCTTAAGAATGGGGTTAATGGGAGGATATTCTTCTTTGGATACAGACCCTCTACATCTAATACAAATTATTCTTATAGATCTGATGGAGCTTGGATAGATTCTGGAATCGTAAGATCTGTTGGGTGGCACGACATAAAATATCTAGTTAATAACACAACAGGAACAGTATGTTATTTGGATGGACAGCAACTATTCAGTAATGCTGTTTTAATATCACATCCTGAGATATTTGCTGTTGTAACAAATACTATAAATCAACCATTATGGATAGATAGAATATTACATAATAGGGCAATTCCTGGATTATATGTCCCTACTGGAGATCTAATAACTGCTGATGTGTTTCCTACTCGGGTTATTAGATGGCTAAGTAGAAGCTTTAGTATTAGCTCTGATGATTATTGGAGAAATAATAAAAGTAATGTAGTTTTAAGTTTTAAAGCTAGTACTGATGGAGGGCTCTCATGGGGTACTAATTCTCCTAATTATAATGATGATAATTATTCTGGGCTAAATGATAATAATTTAAAAAATATTAAATGTGATGGGGATGGCTTAGATGGGATTAGAATAAGAATAACTTTAAATATATTTGCTGAAAAACAGCAAAGCCCTTTAATAAATCAATTAACTTTAAGTTATGCGGATAGTTCTAAACTTTATGATGCTAAACTTTATGATGCTAATTTAGGATGTTAAATAAGCTTTTAGAAAAAGCTTAAAGAAAAGCTTAAACTTCTTTCAAAAGAAGCAAAATAGAGATAAGTTGCAATCTTTTTGGATGTAAATGACATGACGACAATAGCCACCGCCAGGTTTATATAGTTATTTATATTATCATATATATAAAACTAGGAGGTTTTACAAATGAAAAAAATTATAACAAAAATTAGTGCTATAGACAATACAAAAAAAGATAGAAATGGTAAGCCTTATTTAAGGATACAATTAGAAGAAGATAATTCTTGGCATAGCGTGTTCAGAGAAGGGCACAAAGTAGACGCAATTCAGAGTTTAAATAACAATACTAAGGTTGAAGTTACTTTAGAGCAGAATGGAAATTACATTAATATATTAGATATTTCTCCAATAATTGAAGAAGAGCTAGTAGTTAACCCTATAGAGCCAGAGAAAGAGTTTAAACCTATAGAGAATAAACCTTTATTTAGAAGACATGAAGATAAAGACTATAATATGTGGCTTAGTACTAGGTTAAGCTATGCAAAGGATATATATTGTGAAGCTATGAAGCAAAACAACAATACGTATTCTATAGATCACTGCGTTAAGTTGATATTGCATGCAGAAGAGTTACTAAAAGAGAGGAGCTTATAAGAAAATAAAGGAGGAATTGATATGAAAAACAATTGTATAGATATACCAGAATTAAACATAAGTGTAGAAAAAGAAGTCCATGATAAAGGAAAATCATGGGATGAGTTAGGTTTAGATTACAACAGAAAATACTTATTAACAGCAGAAGAGTGTATTTGGTTAGCTAATTCTAAATATGCTAAGATACTAAAAATGGATGGAAACTCTTCACAGGATGATTTCTTCATCCAACAGCCATTTAATAAGAATAAAGACTTTGACTATATCGCGGGGTTCTGCGCCTACTCTGGCGGGGCTAACCTCGATTGCGGCGGGGATTCGGCTTACTCGAATTCTGGGCTCGGGGTAAGATTCAAAAAGAAGCTTTTAGGAAAAGCTTCACCAAAAGAAGCTTTTAGGAAAAGCTTCAAGGAAAGGGTGAAGGTTTGTGGTTTTGGGGTGACTCACCTCTTTTTTCCACGCCTCTTAGGCCTTCACCCCCTTAAATAAGCTTTTAAGAAAAGATTCATATGAGCGTTACGATAACGTATTCAAAGGAACAAGCACTATGCCAACATTTAAATACTTTAAAATATAAATTCACATAGTGAATTTACATAGTGCCTAATTCTCGACTAGTTCTTAAGTACTTTGAATATAGAGGGGTTTTACGGGGTTTTAGGTGTTTTAGTACACGGGTATGGTAATAACAGAAACTTTTAGAAAAAGTTTCACTGGCTCGTAGCGTTGGGACGCTACTTCGCTGTGCTATGTGGCGAGGATTCACCTCAAGCTCCTCTCCTCGCAGTAGCCCCCCCGCTCTCGCTGCCCCCCGCTGGGGGGCCAGACACTTGGCGAGTAGCTTGCCACTACTCGCGGAACTAACCAACCCCACCCACCCACCACATCCCACCGCCCACCCACCCACCCACCCTAATGTTTATAATATAATGAGTCTTAATAGGTTTTTTTTGTGTGTTATCAGGAGTTAACAGAAAAATTTTTCATATTTTATAGGCTTTTTATGGCCTATTTCGTAATCTCCATAGGAAAAGTAGGTTCTGGAGTATATAGAAATCTCCATAGGAAGCGAAGGTTCTGTGATAGGTAGAGAGTCTGTAGTATCAAAATAGGTGTTTTCGGGTAACCTACGTTTCCAGTGGAGAAATATTGGTTTAACAATACATACCTATATATATACTTACGTAAGTACAAGTATAGTAGTAGTAGTAGTAGTAGTAATTTAATAAGTGTAAGTACGTACGTAGGATGGAGGTTAAAATGAAAAAACATTACAATTTATATCTAAGCATAAACAAAATAGAGCCATTAAAAGAAGAAGGAATTAATATTTCTAGATTAATAGATAATGCTCTTTCTGATATTTCAGAACAAAAACCACTTATAAGAAGAATAGCAGAACTAGAAGAACAAAATAAACAAATGAAATGGGCTATAAAGAGGTTACAAAGATGAATAATACTAGACTAGAAAAATGGGGACATACTTTAATAATGAAAAATCCCCCTAAAAGATGTTCAAAATGTGGAATAAATTTAGTACCACCTTTTCAATTTTGTAAAGAATTTGAAAAAGGATTCTGTGAAAATTGTGAAAAGGGAACATCTAAAAGACTATGTTATAGTATGGAAGAAGAACATGAACACTTTAACATCATAAAAATAGAAGATGAATCTTGATAAATGGCAAGAAGAAGTACTAGCTACAAAGGGCAACATTTGCCTACGATCTGGTAGACAAGTAGGAAAATCTACTATTATAGGTTTGAAAGCAGCTCAATATGCTTTAGAAACTCCTGATAAACTTATTATGGTTATATCTAAGACAGAAAGACAAGCAGGACTACTATTTGCTAAAATTCTTAGAAATATTAATAATATTGATAGAAAACAAATAGAAAAGGGAAAATTAAGACCTACAAAACATCTTATTAACTTAAAGAACAAATCTCAAATACATTGCCTTCCAGCGGGTGATACGGGCTATGGGATTATGGGATTTACAATTGATCTACTAATTGCTGATGAAGCAGCATTCATCCCTGAAGAAGTTTGGAATAGTGTAATACCAGCTTTAGCAGTTACAGGGGGAGATATTTGGCTATTATCAACACCATTTGTTAAAAAAGGATATTATTATAATTGTTTTTCAGATCCTACCTTTACTTCATTCCATACAAGCAGCGAAGATTGTCCTAGAATATCAAAAGAATTCTTAGAACACAAAAGAAATACAATTACTAAAGCCCAATATGCACAGATGTATTTAGGTAAGTTTGTAGATGAAGTAAGACAATTCTTTTCTGATGAACTAATAAGAAGAACTTGTACCCTAAAAAGAAGAACTAAAATTGGAGTAGGAGATTATGGCCTAGGTTGTGATGTAGCTAGAATGGATAGAGATGAATTTACTTATGAAATTATAGAAAGAATAAGATCAGATTATTTAGAACAAGTAGAAAATATAATAACTAAAGACATTCCCCTACCAGAAAGTACCAGAAGAATTTTACACCTAAACCAGATATATGATTTTAAGAAAATATACATAGATTCCGGAGGGATGGGGATTGCAGTTTGTGATATGTTAAAAGAGATCCCAGATATGAAATATAAAGTAGTTGAAATAAATAATGCACAGAGAATTTATGATAAAGAAGAAAGAAAGAAGAAACTCATAAAGGAAGATCTTTACAATCATTTAAAGTCATTAATGGAAAATAGAAAAATAAAATTGTTAGATGATGATGAAGTAAAAGCTTCTCTTAAAGGTATACAAGCAGAGCACCACCCAGAGACAGGAAGACTAAAGATATATGGTAATGATAGTCATGTAGCCGAAGGACTAATAAGAGCCGCACAAATAAGTAAAGAAAAAAGCTTAAATATGTGGATACGCTAAGATA